TGATGAGTTTGCTCGTACAATAACTTTTCAACAAGAACTAGGTCCTGTTGGCAAAAGAGTAACACAATTTTTTAGAACGCCAGGTTTAGCGTTTTTAGCTCCCTTTGTTAAAACACCATTAAATATAAGTAAAACTGTTCTTGATAATACATTCAATATTTTTAATGTCATTACTCCATTGACAAAAGGACAAGGCAGAGAGTTTGATAAAGCATTGGCAAAGATACTTACGGGCAACGCTATTATGCAATCAGCGATACATCTCACTTCTGGTATGTATGGAGATAACATAAAAGTAACAGGAGGACCACATCCAGACTATAAAGTGAGAAAGTTTATGCGAGAAATGAATATTCCTACTTATTCTATAGGTTTCAAACAAGATGACGGGTCTTATAAATATATACCATTTTCAAGAGTTGATCCCATATCAGGAATATTAGCTATGGCAGCAGATTATAATCAATATCGTTTTATAATGGGTGCTGACGAATTAGAAAGTCTAGCAAGTATAATGACAATGAGTGTTGCAGATTATGTTTCAGAACAACCCTTTCTTCAAGGATTTGCAGAATTTAACAAAATATTTTTAGGAGAGTATAACAGCAAAGCGTTTGGAACAGGACTTGCCGAGTGGTTTGGTGGCAAATCAGTTGAAGTAATAGGTACAACTTTATCAGGTTCTAATCCACTTGGACTACCAATAGGTAATACAATACTAAAATATATGGAGCAATATGACATTCCTGTTGTTGCTCCCGCTTCTTCTTTTTATAGGTCTATTGAAAGAAGCGAAAGTCCTGAAAGAGAAGATCCAACTTTCGATACCACCTTAATAGATAGATCTCGCATGCACACATTTTTTAAAGCGTTTCAAGATAAAAGAAGGCAAATGTTTGCAGCAAATCCACAATTTAATGATCGCTATCAAAAACAAAAAGGAATGTTCTATAAAGATATAGGAGCATCTGAACATATTTTATTTGGATATGAAAAAGTATTTAGTCCTTTTTATATAAAGACAAGCAAACCTGATGATGTAGAACAAGAATTATTAAACTTAGCATTTAGTCGTTCAGGAAGTAAATCTTTAGCATTAGTTTGGAATGTTGATAAGATAGGCACTATTGAACTAAATGACGAGATGAAAAACAGATTTAATCAATTATGGTCGCAAATGGATAGTCGAGGAAGAATGCCAAACGAACCTGGATATGAAAAAGATAAAAACGGAAATCCTACGAATGATCTCAAAAGTGCGATGAGAAAAGTTATAAAATCGCCAACATACAAAACGCTAAGCGATGATAGAAAATTTGAATTTATACAAAGAGTTTATCAAGATAGAAGAAATAATGCAGTTGATAGAATGACAAAATCTCCTTTTGAATTTCCTGAACTATATAATTTATATGAGAAAACTAAAAATATTAAAAATAAAAAAGAAGTTTACGATCAATTAGAAATTATGTTTGGTAACAACTAATGTTTGAAATTAATCGATATATATTGTATAAAAGGTAGAGGTAAGGTTTATGGCTACATTTGATATTAACGATACTAATAGGCGGATTCAATATACGACTAACGGATCGCAAACATCTTTTGCCTTTTCGTTTCAAATCAATGCTGATACTGAACTTAAAGTTATTCTTGGTGAAACGACTCAATCGTTATCAACGCATTATACTGTAACCATTGCAACCGATGGAACAGGCACAGTTAATTACAGCTCTGCACCCACTTCAGGACAGAAACTAACCATCCTCGCCAACAAACCTTTATCGAGAGAATCGGCATATTCGACAGGAGCATCTTTTACTGCTGCATCGTTAGAAACAGATTTTGATAATACGATCATGGTGTTACAACAGTTTGAAGAAAAAATTGATCGTACCTTACAATTACCAGAATTTGTTACAGGATCGACACCACCAAGTTTAGTTGTTCCGTATAATGATACGACCTCTGATAATGCTAATAAAGTAATTGGCTATGATACTAATGGTACTGCTTTAACTCTTTTGAAAAGAGGTATTGATACTGTTACAGTAAACACATCAACTGTTTCAGCGGGTGGTTCTGCAACGGGATCCGCTACATTATCTGGAGATGATTTAACATTAGCACTTGGCATACCTACTGGGGCAACGGGTGCAACGGGTGCTTTAGGTGCTAATTCTCAGTTGTCGATGACATTTAATAATTCAACTAGTGATGCTGATCCAGGGGCGGGTAAGATTGCATTTAATAATGGAACGCTTTCAAGTGTATCAGTTTTATTTATAGATGATGCAGATGATGCGGGTGCAGATATTTCAACTTTTGTGCAATCCTTTGATGATGTGTCTAATGCTGTAGCTAGAGGTATTATTACTATAACTAAAGAATCAACACCATCAACGTATGCTACATACAAAGTAACTGGAGCTATAACCGATGCCACTGGATACACCAAGGTAGCTGTAACACATTTAACAAGTTCTGGATCATTTTCTAATTCAGATGGGGTGAGTGTACATTTTTCCTATTCAGGTGCGGATGGTTCTGGAAGTATGAATAGTTTTACTCTTGCGGGAAGCTCTGGATCAAATCAAACGATAACGGATGGTAACACACTTACAATAGCTGCTGGTGAAGGGATAACAACTACGGGTGGAGCAACCGATACTGTTACCATAGCTGGAGAAGATGCTACTTCTAGTAATAAAGGTATTGCAAGTTTTGACTCTGGTGATTTTGATGTTAGTAGTGGAGCAGTAAGTTTAAAAGATGGTGGTGTTACGGGAGCAAAATTAAATGATGACACTATTTCAGCACAAACAGAATTAGCTAGTGAACCAGCAGATACAGACGAATTTTTAGTATCGGATGCTGGTACATTAAAAAGAATAGACTACTCTCATATTAAAGGGAGTGGAGGATTGGTTTTACTAAATTCAACATCAGTCTCTTCTGGTACTTCATCAGTTGATTTTAATAGTTCACTTATAACTTCTACTTATAAGGTTTATGTATTTCATGTAATAAATTTATTTGATTCTGTTACTTCTGGCTCAAATGGTTTTGGTTTAAGGTTTTCATCAGATAATGGCAGTACAGTTGTTAGTAGTGGTTATAGAACTGTTAATCGTAGAAATAATGAAGGTGGAACTACTGATTATAGTATACAAGGTTCAACAATATCAGAAATGAGAGTAACTGAATTAAATGGTGTTTTCCATGGTATGAGTACAGGAGAAGGTATAAGTATGGTTATAAAAGTTTTTGACCCCACAGGTAGTGGACAAACCAAATTAATTAGCGAAGGTGTAAGTGTTGCTGATAGAAATACAGGGTATGGAGATGAATCTATCAACCATTTTATTGGTTCATCATGCGAAGCAGAACCTTCAGCAGTAAATTTTATTAGATTGTTGCCAAGGTCTGGTACATTTGAAAGTGGAACAATTAAGTTATACGGAGTTGTAGCATAATGGCAACTTTTTATAAATATGTAAATGGTAATAGAGTAGAAATGACTGCTGAAGAAACTAAGATTCGTGAAGCAGATTTACAAACTTACATTGATGAAGAAAAAGACAGAAATCTAAATGAAATAAGAGTAATAAGAAAACCATTATTAGATCAAGCTGACATTGAAATAAACAAATTAGAAGATGCTGGTGGAGATGCATCTAAATGGAGAGCATATAGAATAGAATTAAGAGATATGACTGTTGGATTAGATACTGTTGAAAAAACTAGAACAAAATTAGAAAAAGATACTGACGGGTCGTATAAAAACTTTCCAACAAAACCAAGTGAATAGAAAGGAGGAGCTATGCCAGGACATTATGGAAAAAAAAAGAAACCAATGAACGGGAAAAAAAAGAAGAAGTGATATGAGCAAACTTACAAAACGACAAGAGGAAACTCTTAAAAAACATAAGAAACATCATTCGCTAAAACATATGAGGATGATGCGAACCTTGATGATGAAGGGAGATACTTTTTCTACTGCACATAAGAAGGCACAAAAAGAAGTTGGTAAGTAATGAGACGCAAAAGAACATTGATGAGAAAGTTTGATCCTGTTCCCAAGACGAAAGGTGGTGTTCCAAAGAAGTATGTATCTGGAGCTAAGAACCCAAAGGCAAGGGAAGCAGAAATAAAAAGAACTGCCAGACTTTATAGGCAAGGCAAACTGACACCAGCAATGATGGATAGAATATCAAAACAAAGGAGTAAGGGATAATGCCATTTAGTAAATACAGTCCAAAACAAAAGAAGTTAGCGAGGGTTGCAAAACCTAGAAACAAAATAACGGGAGCAGATTTTAGAAAGCTACAAAAGAAAAATAAATGAGTAAATATTCTAGCATACCAGGAGCTTCAAGGTTTGGTAAATCAACACTTGACAAGGTATATAGACGAGGACTTGGAGCTTATTATAGTAGCGGGAGCAGACCAAAAACTTCAGCTCATGCCTGGGCAATGGGGCGGGTAAAATCTTTTGTATCTGGCAAAGGTGGAGCTAGAAAAGCGGACAAAGATTTGTTAAAAAAAAAATAGTATAAACGATAGAAGATAGGATTATGGTAACTAAAGCAGATAAGAATGAAATGAGAATATCTAAGCATGAAGAGGTATGTTTGGAACGCTACAATAATATTCATGAAAATATTTCAGATCTTAAATCTAGAATCAAAAGATTAGAAACAGTTATCATGGGTAACACCATTGCAGTTATTGTAGCTTTAATATCTATCTTTATAAAGGGATGAAATGCTTGATCCGTTCACAGCATTTGCAGCAGTTAAGAGTGGTATTAATTTAATTGAACAAGGAATAAAATCTGGAAAACAACTTCATGATATGGCAAGTGCAGTAAGTAAATGGGCAAACGCTGAATCATCATTAGATATTCATGCAAGTAATAGAGGTAAGGGAGGAATGTTATCAAAGCTTGGTTTGTCCTCCATCGAAGAGGATGCTCTTGCTGCTCATTTAAGAAAGAGAGAATTAAATCAAAAAAGAAAAGAACTTAGAGAATTGTTTTTATTGTATTGCGACAATGGTTTGGCGGAATGGGAAGCTTTACAAGCTGAGATAGCAAGGTTACGAGCGAAGAAAAAAGAACAGTTGCGAATACAAATAAAAGAAAAAAAACAGATACGACAAGCTATTGCAATAGGTGTACTTATTATATTGGTTGTGGTTTTAGTTTTGATGTATGGTAAATTGTTTAAATGGTTTTAACTAAGGAGGTAAAATGTTAGCAACAAGTATAGTAGGTGTAGCAGGAAAAATTCTTGATAAATTTATTGAAGACAAAGATTTAAAGACTAAGATTGAAGGAGAGATTAGAAAAGAAACTCTTGCCATATCACAAGCACAAGCAAAAGCAAATGTTGAACAAGCCAAACATCCTTCCCTTTTTGTATCAGGAGCAAGACCAGCAATTATGTGGGTATGTTGTTTGGGTATAGCATGGCAGTATTTTATTGGTCCTTTACTTGCTTGGATTTTTGCTATTTGGATGCCAGATGTTGAGCCACCTCGCATTGAGCTTGAAGGATTATTAGGATTGACTATGAGCTTATTAGGATTAGGAGCAATGCGTAGCTATGAAAAGACCAAAGGCGTAGCAAGAAACAATATGAAATAAATTAACTTATAGGAGGATGAATGTTTAGTTTTTTAAAAAGACTTTTTGTCAAACCCAAACCAGAAATAAAGATAACTCATTTACAAACAATGACTAAATCAGAACTTGAGCATTTTGGAAGAAAGCATGGTATAGAGCTGGATAGAAGATTTGCAAAAAGAGATTTAGTACATACTTTATATAATCATTTAAGGAAAAAATAATGTACGATATTTTAAAAGAGAGAATTAAAACCCATGAAGGGTTTAGGGATTTTTGTTATTTAGATTCGTTAGGTAAAAAAACAGTAGGGTGGGGACACCTATGTAGAGATGATGAAGAATGGGATATAAAAAAAACATACGAGATAGATTTTCTTGAAGAGGTTTTTGAAAGGGATTTTAAAAATGCTCTTGGTGGTGCAGAGAGTTTGATTGGTAATGTTAAGATACACCCTCAAGCAAAAGAGATCATTATTGAGATGGTGTTTCAACTAGGCAAAACAGGCGTGAGTAAATTTAAAAAAATGTTAAAAGCTCTCAAGAAAAAAGATTACAAAGAAGCTGCTAACCAAATGCTTGATTCTAAATGGCATACGCAAACCCCTGAAAGAGCTGAAGGATTAGCATCGTTAATGAGAACTTTGCATGGTTAGTCCAACAGTCTAATAGATCTTCCCTTTCCTTTTACTCGTTCAATTTTTTTTAGTTGCTCTAATCTTTTCAAAGAATCCTGTACTGCTGACAAAGTTTTGTGATTCAGATATTCTTTGATCTCAACTTGCGAGGGTGCGAATCTCTCCCTGTCAATATAGTCTTTAATGAAGAGAAAAACTTTTTGGCTTAGTGGTGTTAGCTTAGTCATGTTCAAACCTATCTACTTTCTTTTGTATATCTTGATAGATCTCAGGTTCGGCTTTAGACAATTCATCTAAAACTTTTTTATTGACAGTATATGCCTTCTTAATTTTTTTAAGTTTATCTATTTTAGTTGTATCAGGATCAGCCATAATCTGTAATATAAGATAATTAAAAGTTTCACCTAATGATTCTAAGGTATTATGTGCCTTTGCTTGATTACCAGGAAGCATTAGCTTGTAGGTGGCTTTATTAGACTCGTCTATTCGTTTTAATACATCTTGAGTAGTAGGAGTCATCTTACCTTGTTGTTGCTTACTGGTGGCTCTCTGTGGGAGATCTTCTACCTCGGTTTCATCTAAAAATCCACCGAGTCCACAAATTGATAGTGTTACTCTTCTTTTTGCTTTTGTTACTGCTTTGAGCATGGCATTACCAAGATTTTCTCCTCGAAGTCCTTGCACATTTGCAAAGCCCATATCAGAATCTTTCCTTCCTTTTGAATCTTCAGCTTTAACAACAACTGTACACAACCCATTGTCAATTTTTCTATCTGTAACTGCGATACTAATCTTATGAAGTTTTCGTAATTGATCGGTACAATTTTTAGTTGCATACAAAGTATGTTTATTATTTAGAGTCATGTAATCAAAAGGTTTGGTTAACGGATTGATACCTAAACTATCACACACTTTTTTATAATAGATTAATTTATCTTCATCCGATAACCCTTTTAGATCTCCTTTTATTATTACTTTTTCTAATCGATTTGCTAACTCACTCATTACTTATCTCCTTTACTGTTAGTTTTTCATATTTACTTTCTGGTTTTGCTGGTACAATTTTTTCAACTGTTGCTTTGCGAGTAATAGTTTCAAATGCTATTTGTTTATTTCTAATTTTTACATAACTCGCATTTTCCTGTTGCAAAATAGATTTAATATTATTTGCTAGTTGATCTTTTGTTGTGGTCCATGCTTGTATTTCTTTTTTTGCAAGATCATAATCATCGCATAACTGAGTTAATCCCTTATCATCATTTGACCAATCAGAATATACTTTCTCTGTTGATTCAGCTATGACAGGATAAGGCGTATTCTTTTCTACTTTTCGCCAAAAGTCTTTGACTCGCTCAATAATTTTTTTTTGAATGTCTGCTACTGATACAAAGACATACATCTGCATTTTCAAACGAGGACCAAGGTGTCCGATCACACCCCACTTAAATCCTGTTACTAACATCTGTGCTTGGAGTTGTAAGATGTGATCGAAGGTTACATGGTCGTTATAACCTTCAGTTTTAATTTCACACACACCCTCGCCAGATAATTTAGTAGTAATGCCTGTTTGCGGATCGTCATACTGTATTGGTTCTCCTTCTATTGTTAATACACCATCAAGCGATGCTGCCATTTTATATTTGGATAAACGATAAGCATCAATGGGCTTACGAAATGTAACAGAACCAGGATCGGTACACAGATTATCGAGTTGATCGGATACCCAATGAGCGACACCATCCTCCAGATAGAGTCCTCGATCCTTTGCATTTTGATTTCGTTTGTTTTTAAGTAGAACTACATTCGGATCTTTTGGATCTTTTCTTATATCAATAAAGTATTTGCGAAGTTCTTCTCTTGTATTTCCATGATCATCTTCACCCTTGACTATACATGGAACTTTAGATGCACCGACTTCAAATCCGTCTTTGCTAAATTTATTTTTTGGTACTGACATCATGCACCTCCCATGTAAAAAGATGCACATTGATTATCAATCGCACATAGAAAAATAGACAAGAAATAAAAAAAAACAAACATCAAAATGAGTGAAACAGTTGTTCCAAACAATTCTTTCATGCCTGTGCTTGTAATAAAATCAAAAAAGTTTTTCATATATACCCCTAATTTAAAGTTGATATTCTATCTAATGCTCTCTTGACTGTGGATGCACTCCAACAACACCCTCGAGCAGTTTTTATGTTACGAACATTTAGATAATTAGCCATGCCAAGTAAGGACTTGGAATGATTCTTTGCATCGTCAAGATGAATTCGAACCTTGGATAAATTGTTTATAGCTTTATGTTTCAAAGCTTCAGAAGCTTTTGCTCTTGCCTTATCCATAGAGTTATGCACACCCAGTTTCGTCATCTTACGATTTGTGGATTTAGTAATGTAATAACCTTTTTCAGCAATAGAAGTTTTCATCTCTAAACATTTTTCTTTTTGCTTGACAGATAAATCTCTTCTGTATTGGTCAGAAAACATCGCATTGACACCAAACATAATTCTATTTTTATCTTTAGTTATCTCTGGATTATTACACACCACCAAATTAAAATTTTTATTATCTCTAAACTTAATCATGTCATAGTCTAGACGACCTAACCTAGACAAGTCAGCAGTTAGAATCGTTGTGCCTTTTGGTGCAGTTTTGAGAACAGAACCTAGTTTCGGTCTGTCAAGAATAGGCACTCCACCTGAAGTACCTATCTCCTCTAC